AGATTAAAAACATCTTGGCTATCCGAAACCGATAAAATCGTCTTCGTAACCAAGACTTCTAATAGAATGCGACCAGTGCTTACTGATACGGTTCGCAAAGATACTACGACAGTGTCTTGTCTATATTGTTGAGATGAACCTATCCCTAAATATCTTGCTCCTATGCCACCTGACTTTACATTGCTCTCATATCCTACCACAGAACCTTGCATGATTAAACCTGCAAACATTAACGGCTTTAGTTTGTGGTCTTCTTCAAACTGTTCGCGTGTGCTACGAATGATTTGTCTTTCTTTTGTAATAGCGTCAAGACCTATACGCTCTATGACTTCAAAGAATCCTGCGTTCTTAGAACAGGCGTGCTTCAAGGCTCTTATTAGGTATATATCGGGAGCCTGTGTTACTGCCGTGCTGAAAGTAGCGAAAGCACTATTTGAACGCCTCTGGCCTGTATCGTCTACAAACGTCCCGTCGTAAACGGCGACCACTGGTTTTTGTTTAGGTGGAGGACAATCCCATAGGTCTTCAACGATCAGCGTATTGACCTTTGCCTTTTTTGCGATGGGGATATTTTCTAGAGCGTCTTCTTGAAAAGTTGCACAGCTAGAAAGTAAAATTACCAATAGGAATGGTAATCTCTGTAGTATTCCCGTTCGCGTCGGTGATTGTAAGTGTAATGAACTCTCCATCTGACGTGTAACTAATTGTGTTGCCCTCTAATGTCAGAGTCCCTTCCGAGCTAGGAGTTTCCCCGAACAGGTTTTCAACTAGCTGTCTAGATAGTTGTGCATAAATTCTACTCTCTAAGTTCCTTATGAATCTCGCTAGAGTAGTATTCTCTTTTTCGCGTTCCAGTTCTTCACGATACGCTTTGATTTCTTCTTTGATTGCCTGCTTTCTATTGAACTCTTGATTTTCAATAGTCAGATAATGTGAGGACGTTCCTACACCTGAAAAAGAAGGACTCTTGAACTTAAACACCATCTCATCTGCTTTCAAGCTAGAAGCGAAGATACCGCCAATCAAAAATATACATATGGCTATCGCGACCCATAATATTTTTTGTTTGTCAGCTTCTCTTTTTCGTGCTGCTAGTTCTGCTTTGCTTGGCCTGCCTCGTTTCTTTTTCTCCATATTCTGTTTCTCGTAACTCAATCACAGTATCTAGTTTTTGCTGTAATCTGATAATATCATTGTCCAACATTCTAATTCTGTCAATCAAAGCCACTAACGTCGTACTTGTCTCAGCTAACTTTAATTTTATCTTTAGAGTTATGAACGACCATATAAAGTATATCATATAAAGTAGTCCTACCGCTGAAACGATGGGAAATCCGAACTCTGATATCAGTTTGGCAATGTCCATTAGTCAATTCTAGCATCTTCCTTGCCATCGGCTCTGGATATCCTATCAAGGTCGGGTCGTATTCCAAGAACCGCACACATCGTGCAATCAATACGCACCATATCGTGATTCATTGTCTTCACTCTGTTGTCTAATGACATAACTATGCCGTGAATAGCGTCAACTTGACCTACGACACTTTCTAATATGTATTTTATAGTGAGGAAGATGAAAAACCCTGCAATCAGGGCGATAGCTATCGGAAATCCGACATCAGCTATTAAGACAAACGCATCCGACATTTGTCTCTATCTTTCTTTAGGCATAGCTTACCTTCTGTATCCGTATACAGAACAAAAGTGTCGCCTTGTTCAAAATCATGTTTTTTGAGGTCTTCCATAGTTAGCTTGTCGTCATCATCACTAAACTGTATTCCGTAAGGACTCATTGACAGCTTGTAGTCCACATATGTCACGCTGAGATTACTCTTCACCTTTGAATCCTTTTGAGCTAGTTGATGTTCCTGCGTAAAGACCGAACCATGCTGCTCCTGCCCCTACAATGATTGATATAAGACCTGACTGTTCTAAGCTAGGTTCTGGCAAAGCCATAAACCACATTACTGAGTAATACAATAAGAAGATGTATACACTAAGAAATAACCGAGGAAAAATACGCCACGAATCTACTGCCCTAGCTAAGTGTATCCATTTTTGATACGGATTCGCTTCTGCTTTCTGAGTAGGTTGTAGCTCAACTTCAAGCTCTATTTTTTTCTTTAACGGTTCTTCCATAAATCAATCATATCACATTAGGTCGGTTCAGTTGGCCATGACCACGATACTCCGCCATCATTCACGTATGGGTCAATGGTGTTCGTATCAACGTCTGATGGCCACTTTGACGGTATGTCCCGTAGCTCTTGTCTATAGGTTGCCCATTCCGCTTTTTTGGAATCACTTAAAGGACTGTCAGGCATTTGTGTCCAATCACTACGCTCTAGTAAAGCATCTCTTTTCTCTCGTAAACGAACCCATCCTGCTCTGCTCATTTCGCTAGTCCTGATAACATGATAGTGCCATCTAAAATCCCATGGTCTATCGTAGGATGCCCACCGTTTCCTACGCCTTCAAGCGCACCGAACACCCAAATATAGTAGGCAGTATTCCCTGTAAGCGTTACAACGTCCGATAATGTGTATGGAGCACCTGCGTTTGAACCGCTGATACTTGTCCCTCTTGTCGTTACGTAGCTGCTCGCCGATGTCGCAGTGTATGCGGTAGCAGATGTGGTTTGTCGCATAGCGAAAGCGAATATACTCAAATCACTTGAACCGAATACACCTATTGGATTAAGAGTAACTTGAACTATGTATTTTCTTGATCCGCTAAAGTTCGGCGTTGTAAATCCATATTGAAATAAAGGAGAGCCGTTAGAGTTGTTGCTTGTTCCGCCTAGAACATTTCCTGCGGTGATATCAGGGTCTGTATGCGTACTTGATGACTCAGCTATATGCTTCGGCTGTGAGTCTAAGAATATACTACCGTGTATATGTCCAGAATTTTCTATGAAGACGTCATTGCCTCCTGTTCCCTCAATATTCCCTATGGTGTCTGCATTTATATGAGTGAAGGCGTCAAACAGATTGAGTTTTAAGCCATTTGCATCAGCGGTCAAGGTAGCTCCGTTTAGATTCAGCGTAGTTGCTGCGACTGTTCCTGCCGTGATAGAACCCGCTGTGATGGTTCCCATGTCTGCTGTTATAGCCGAAAGCGAGGTTACGTCAATCTTGGCTGCGGTTACTGCGTCTGCTGCTATTTTTACTGCGGTTATCGCGTTTGTTGCTATTTCTGTCGCGGTTATCTCACCCGCTCCAATCTTTGCTGCCGTAATAGCATTAGCGTTAATCTTAGCCGTAGTAATCGCGTTACTTGCGATTTCATCTGCCGTTATAGCTCCTGCGCTAATTTTTGCAGTTGTTATAGCGTTAGCACCGATTTCATCTGCTGTTACTGCACCTGCTGCTAACTTAGCTGTCGTTATGGCTCCTGCGCTCAATTTTGCCGTAGTAATCGCACTAGACGTAATTTCACTCGCTGTTATCGCTCCTGCTGCGATTTTAGCCGTCGTGATTGAATCGGCTGCTAATTTTGCCGTAGTAATGGCTCCTGCTGATATCTTATTAGCAGTTATCGCATCCGTTGCTATTTCAGTGGCAGTAATCGCACTTGCGACTATACTGTCTGCATTTACTGCGTCTGTTGCTATGAGTGCGTTGGTTATTGCGTCGTTAGCTATCTGTGCTGTTCCAATGGCGTCATCTGCTATCAAAGCTGAGGTTATAGCATCATCTGCTATTTTAGCCGTAGTGACCGCATCGTTACCTATTTGAGTTGCCGTTATGGCTGCATCTGCTATTTTTGCTGTGGTTACTGCATCGGGTCCGAGTTTGGCAGTAGTGATGGCAGAAGCTGCGATCACGTCGCCTTGTATTGCATTAACTGCGATTTGAGCATTTGTTATCGCGTCAGCGAGAATGTCTCCTGTCGCTATGTTAGTAAAATTACCTGCTGCCGAACCTACTAATGCTGAAACTACATCACTGGTGTTTACCGCTTTCGCCCAATAATAGTAAGTTGTTCCTGCCGTTAGTCCGTTGTGTTTGCCATCAAGCCATGTAGAGACCTGACCGTTCACGCCTGACATGGTATGAACTAGGCCATCAGTATCGCTACTTGGGGCAGAGTTAGAGGTCTTCCTGTAGATTTTAACAGCCTTCAAATCAGCACTATTTGAGTTAGTGAATTGAACTAATATGTTCAACGCTCTACCTGTTGAGGCGGTCAACGATGTTGGAGCGTTCGGTGCCTCTGTTGCTGCCGTAATCGTAATATTAGACGTGCTTGTATATGCTGAGTAAGTTCCAAAATTACTAACGTGCCTTACTTTAATGTTGTAGGTCTCACCTACCGCTACGTTTGGTATGCGGACAGTTTCTGTTCCTCTACCTACCGTTATGGCTTGAAAGTCGCTTTGACTAGACGTCTTGAAAGAAACCTCAGTAGCGAACACGTATGGCGAAGTATTCTCTGACCAACTAGCTAATACGTTGATTTTAGAAACACCACCTTCCTTAACAAGTATCTGACTCAAAGTTAACGAGCTAGGTGCGGTTATTTCTACTGAGCCAGTCGGAACTTCTGAGGTATCGCCAACTGTAACTGGTGTAACGTAATCATTTTGCACAAAATCATAGGTTGATGAATCAATTGATTTGATCACTAACCGACAAGCTGCGATAGGGACTTCGTTTGATTCAACAAACTCAAGCTGTGTACTCACTACCTCAAACGTCTTACCGCTATAACCGAGCCTTTCGTTTGTAACGTATACCCAATCAGCGGGTTGCAATCGTAAAAACTTCGTCGTTGTGAGTAATGAAAGCTGTTCAGTTTGCCTTTGATGTTGTAAAGCTATCTTCGTTAGTCGTTCTGCGGTAGTAACTGTTTGCGTGTAGGGTAATTGTAGCTCCATACGTTTTTTATAATTAGCAGTTGATTCACCGCTTGGAGTATCAATATTCAGGTATGCCGTTCCGCCTGTGCTTGAGGTTAGCTCTGGCGAATCGGTTGCTACATATTCGTTATTTTTATCAACGAATACGCTTTTCGCAAAATTAAATAGTTCGTTCGCTTGTGTGTTTCTTGATACCGCTACTGCTGATAGTAGATCATCATCTGTAATCGTTAGAGAAGGCGTCTGAGCTGCTCCTACAAATACGTTAAACTTTCCATTAGTGAAAGTTAATTTACCGCCCATAGCACTCAGAAGACCTTCTATGATGCCTGTTCCGTTAGCTGAGAAAGTTGTAAACCCGTTAGCCGTATATCTCTCTTCTGTAACCCCGCCTAAAGTTACGGACTGTTCACAAGTGTTCGCTGCAGACTGAAATCCTCCTGCGTTCGCGGTATCGTTTAACTCATCAGAGGTGCATTTTAATCCATATTCAGTGTCAGATAAATAATCCCTAATACACAAAGCGGGATTGTCTGACCAAGCCACAGATGTAGTTCTTGGGTCATATACTTTTTTACCTTTGATTTTTAGATTTATATTTGGCAACTGAGGTAACTTTTCACTGTCATAAATCATTTCAACATACATATAGGCGCAGTTTCTTAGAATGAAATTTGAATCAATAACCGTGCTTCCGTGTGTTGAGTTGGCAAGTGAGTCCCTGCTTGTTTGTGATCCATCATGGAACGTGAACCGAATTAACCTACCTGAGCCAAAGTCATGATCGTTGTCAGTATTCACATAATTTGAGGTC